ATCGCGATGCCGCGTAAGCCGCACACGTACGACCATCTTGCCGCCTTCGCCCTCGAGCATCCGTGGGCGCTGACGGACAACATGCGCGAAGTCGTCGCGAACACGATCGCGCGTCGCCTGGCCGGCATGGACGATGACGAAGACGGCATTGCCCGCGCGCAGCAGGCCCGCGACACGCGCGACGTTGCGGTTCGTGGCGGCGGCCTGGTGGCCGTCCTGCCGCTGCACGGCGTCATCGCCCCACGCATGAACATGCTGTCGGAAATTTCCGGCGGCGCGACCTTCGAAGGCCTGACGAAACAACTCAATGCCGCGGTCGCCGATCCGGACGTCACGACGATTGTCTTCGACGTCGACTCGCCCGGCGGCAATGTCGCGGGCGCATCGGAGTTTGCCCGCGACGTCCTGCGGGCGCGCGCCATCAAACCGATCATCGTGCAAGCCAATCACCTGATGGCGTCGGCGGCGTATTGGGGCCTGGCGGGCGCCACGGAGATCGTCGCCAGCCCGTCCGCGATGGTCGGCTCGGTCGGTGTCTACGGTATTCATGACGACCTGACCGAGGCCCGCGCGAAGCTCGGCATCAAACGCGAAGTCCTGTCGGCCGGCAAGTACAAGGCGGAAGCCGTCGCCGGTATGGCGCTGTCCGAGTCCGCCCGCGCCCATCAGCAACACCTGATCGACGGCTATTACGACCGGATGGTCGGCGACATCGCGAAGGGTCGCGGCGTGTCGGCCGCGGCGGTCCGTGCCGGCTACGGCGAAGGCCGCGTCCTGAACGTGGACGATGCGCTCGCCGCCGGCCTCATCGATCGCATTGCCACCCTTGACGACACACTCGCGCGCGTGACGCAGCCGGCGACGGCCGGCCGCGCCCGCGTCGCCGCGACAGCACCGCCCGCGAACACAGCAGACCCCGCGCCTGCTCAGGACTCGCGCGTCGTGTCGACCGGCGCTCAATTTGCGGCCTTCGAGCGGCGAGTGCTCGACCTGCATCTGCGGAGACTCGCATCATGAACGTGAATCAACTCGAAGTCGACCTGCGGACGGCCACAGCCAAGGCTGTCGCGCTAATGGAAAAGACGCGGGCAGCCTGCGGCGAACCCGGATCGGCGACGGCGCGCGACATGACGGCCGACGAAAAGGCCGACATCAACGCGGCGCTCGGCGAGATGGAAGCCATCGAACTCAAGATCCGGAGCGCGGCCAGCGATAGCGCCTTGATGGCCCGGTTCGAAGAGATTCGGAACAAGCACGCGCTGCCGGCGACGCCGACCCTACCGGCACTGCCGGCGCGCACGGAGCCGCGCTCGCTGGGCGCGCAGTTCACCCAGTCCGATCAGTTCAAGCAGCTGATCAAGAGCGGACTCCATCGCGCCGGGCGTTCGTGGGCCTCAGGCGTGGTCGAGTGCTTCGACTTCCGCGCCACGACGCTCACGGAAGATGCGGCCTCCGGCGGGAAACTGGTCGTGCCGCAGTACCTGCAGGGCGTGGTGCAGACGCTCTTCAAGCGGCTCGTAGTCGCGGACCTGATGGCGTCAGGCACCATTGATTCCAACGCGATCATCTACATGGTGGAGACGCTCTTCACCAACGCCGCAGCCCCGGTTCTCGAGGGCGGCACCAAGCCGGAAAGCGCACTCGTCTTCGATCAGAAGACGGACGCGGTATCGAAGATCGCGCACTGGCTGCCGGTCACCGAAGAACTGCTCGAGGACGTCGCCGCGATCGCGAGTTACATCGACGCGCGCCTGCGCCTCGGCGTGCAACTCGCCGAAGAGGATCAACTGCTCAACGGCAACGGCACGGCGCCGAACCTGCTCGGTATTCTCAATCGCTCGGGCCTGGCACCAGCGGTCGCGCGCAATGCCGGCGCGACGCCGCCTGAGACGAACGCCGACGCCATCCTGCGGCAAATCTCGGCGATCGCGACGACGGCCTTCGTGTATCCCGACGGCATCGTCATGAACCCCGCGAACCTGTTCACGATCCTCACCTCCAAGGACAGCAGCGGCGCCTACTACGGCGGTGGACCCTTCTCCGCGCTGCCGACGGCGACCATCTGGGGCACGCCCGTCGCCCCCACGCCTTCGATCGTCGCCGGCACCGCGCTCGTCGGTGCCTTCGGCACGCAGTCCCAGGTGTTCCGCAAGGGCGGGATTCGCGTCGAAGCGTCGAACAGCCATCAGGATTTCTTCATCAAGAACCTCGTGGCTATTCGAGCGGAAGAGCGTCTCGCCTTGGCCGTCTATCGTCCCGGGGCGTTCGGCAAAGTAACGGGCTTGAACTAGAGAGTGTGGTGCCGGCCGCTCGATGCTTCGGCGATGTGCGGATCATCGCTCGAACTACCGAGCGGCCGGCAATGCGAAGGACATCCACATGACTGACGAACACGTCGAACAGCTGGCCGCCGAACCGCCGCCAGGCTGGAGCAACTCCAGCAATACCACGCCGCCCGTGTTCTATCGCACGCCGGGCATCGACATGAGCCAGCCCGGCTTCAGCAACAACGGCCCGGCGGCCTCGGGAGCCACGGCCGGGATCCCTGGCACGTGGACGCCGGCCGGCGCCGATACGCCGAACGCATTCACGTCGATGGATGCCATCACGGCCTCGCCCGCGACGGCCTGGACGACCGGGCAGTATGTCGTGCTCGGCGACGGCAGCCTGGCGCATTGGGGCGGCGCCGCGTGGACATCCGGGAAAGCCTGACCATGGGGCCGATTCCGCCGTGCTGTCCGGTCGATGACGCGCCGCACACGACGTGTACGAGCGCCGACTATGTCCCGCGGACGCCGATCGTCATCGTGCAGTTGCCCTGCCGTGACGCCGCGCCGCACGGACCCCAGACGTCGCCGACCCCCGAACCCGTCGAGACGACGTTCACCACAGCGACCTATCGCCGGGCCACACATGGACGGAAGACGCGATGATCAGCACCGGGTACGTGTGCGGCCAACGCTGGGCGGCGCGTGTGCTCGTGCTGCCCGTCGAGGAACCGATCACGACCGATGAATTGCTCGAGCGCGCGCGGCTCACCGGTAGTGACGCCGAGTCGCCGACGTTGCTGCAGGACTACATCGCCGCGGCCCGCAATCAGGTCGAGCAGGATACCGGCTGCGCGCTGCTGACGCAGACAATCGCCGTCGGCTTTGACCAGCTCCCGCAGTACCTGCCCTGGCCGCCCGTCCAGACGGCCGCGGCGACGTGGACGGGCGCCGATGGGACGCCGGTGGTGATTGATCCGACGACCTACAGCATCGACGTCCTGAGTTTCCCGGCGCGCATCGCCTGGTCCGTGATCCCCGCCATGACGAGTGCACGAGCGCTCTACCCGTGGACGTTTGAGCTCGTCGTCGGCTGGACCCTCGAGACCTTGCCGCCGAGCCTGAAGTTTGCCGTGGGCCTGCTGGCCGCGCACTATCTGACGCTGGGACGCGACCGCGTCACGATGGGCGGGGGCGCCACGGAGATGCCGGCGGGTTATGACGAGGCGATCGCGCCCTATCGGCTGCTGGTGCTCGCATGATGAGCGGACGCGAGACGGCAATCGGTGGCCGCGACCGCCGCATCGTCATCGAGGCCGCCACGGACGGCGTCGGTCCCTCGCATTACCCCGTCGAAACCTGGACGCCGCTGACCACGCTCTGGGCGCGATTCACGCCGGGCGTGGGCGACGAGCAGTTCACGGCCGACCAGCTCTCCGGGACGGCCGATGATCGGTGGACGATCCCGTATCGGGCCGACTGCGATCCGGACCTCGTCGACGTCGTGAAGCTCCGGCGCATCCGGCGGCAGGCGCGGGTCTACGACATCGTCGGCGCGCGGCCGGTGGAGCGGCAGGGCATCGAGCTGCGCACACGCGCGAAGGTCGGGTGATGACGATCAGCGATGCGCTCTGCCAACGGTTGCGCGGCGACGCGGGCGTGGCGGCCTTCGTCGGGACGCGCGTCTATCAGTTGAAACTGCCGCAGCAACCGACGCTGCCGGCGCTGCGCGTGCAACTCGTCAGCGAACCCACGACCTATCACCTGCGCGGGCCGGTCAACGCCTGGCAGGCGCTCGTGCAGGTCGACGCCTACGCCAGCGAATTCGATCCGGCGTTCCCCGATCCGTACGACCAGGTCGAACGCCTCGCCACCGCCGTCGAACAGGCGCTGAGCGGCGTGCTCGCGACCGTCGGCCCGATCGCGATCATCGGCTGTTTCCGCGTCTCGCGCGCGCCGCTCTACGAGCCCGGCGAACTGCGCCTGGCGCGCATCCTCCAGGAATACCGCTGCACCTATC